GACGATTTTAGCAATGGCCCACAGTTGTTCTACAATCTCAGGATCTTCCGTGCCTTCGATATCTACGTCCGGTAGCTGGGGGTTGATCTTCTTGGCGACTTCGATAACCAGCCCACCGAGGGCGGGGCAGGAATCTTCGTAGCGGCAGAAGCGACAGTTCACGTTGGGGGTCAGGTCACCCAGACTAGGGGTTCCCGAATCCCACTTGGGGCGGGTCTTCTCGGCTTTTTTAATAACGTCACTTAGCTCGGCTACAATACCATCTACGTCCGTACGGTTAAATGTGTGGTGAAGACTCGCGTTGTGTTTGGGTACGTAGAACACGAATACTATTTTCTCTATGTCGGGGAACTTCTGGAAAGCGCCGACTGCATAAGCTTTCGCTTGCCAGTTCTTGTCGGGTGGGTCGATGATACTTATACCTGTTTTGTAATCTGCCATTACGGCTTCACCCGACTCAAGGATGAGGAACCTATCGCAGGTTCCCCATGTTCCTGTCCCGTCTAGTTCAACGTCGACTTGGATCTCGTTGTGCTCTTCGGTGACAGGTGGGAAATTCCCCATGAATGCACTCTCCATCTCAATGATCTGGTCATAAATGGCCAGCTCTTCTTCATTATGTAGAGCCGAAGGATCGTGTACTTCCAATGCTTCGTGAATGCGGGTACCCATTTCAGCGGCGGCATTTGTGCCGTCTCTGCCGTGGTAGCCCCCGCAGCCTGCTAAGTACTTGAGGCTGGAAGGACTGAATTCTGCGTGTCCTCTGGATGAGTGGTCTGGTGTGTTCATTCTCCGTGTAGTTCTTTAATGTTGAGAGCCTTTCTTTGCACTGATGACATAACGGCTTCTTCTACAGTTCCTGCGGCGACTAGGATCTTTTGGATGGAGTCACTCTTGGCTCCGTTTCTATGTATCCGCCCCAAAGTCTGTATATAACTTTTAGCGTCGAAGGTTGGACTTATAAGTGAAATTCTCGGTCTATGACCGTGGGTGTCGTGGAGGGAGATTCCGGTGCCCCCCGCTGCTATGTTAGCGACGACGCAGTGCGTTTTGTCGGCTTGGAAGTCGTCTATAATTTCTTGTCTTTCCTCTGCCGGTTGCCCACCTTCGATTCTCCCGCATTTTAGTAAGCCGCAAAGCGCGTCCACGGTATCTCTATAGTTAACAAACAAGACCACACTGTTCCCTTCGTGGATCAGGTCGCTGGCGATGTCCGCCATTTCAGGGACCTTGAAAGATTCTGCGAGTCGGCGGGCACGACCTAGGTTCACAATCAGGTGTTCGCTATCGGCCACGGTGCCATTTTCGATAAAGTCTGTAATGATGTCTGGAGTTACTCCTAACGCGTCGTAAGCGTCCATGATCTTGTTGGAGTCCTTGAAGTTGATGGGCTCCACAAAGACCATGTTATTTCTGAAAGAGTCGGGGAAGTCCTTAACTGTGAGTCGACGGGCGCATTGCCCGTACATTTCTGCGTGTAGTTCTTTGAGAGCACCTCGCCGCATTAGTTTCCAGTTGTTCCATTGATCTTTGAGGCATCCCTTTTTCCGCATCCACTTAAACCAGTTTTGCTGCGGGAATACATCTTTGTTGAGGGAGTGGAGCCCGAGACAGAACCCCAAGGCTCGCATTTCTACGGGAGTTTCACTGGCTGTAGCAGACATACCGTGGACCCTGAACTTCTGCAGGACTAGAGATATGAGTAGCTGTGCGTTAAGGGTGAACGGGCCTTTCGCTTTGTGAATTTCGTCCATGAAGATGATGGCATTTTTGGGTAAACGCCACCGGAATATCTTTTTCCCTTGTCTGGTAAGGTACTTGGTGTTCCCCGTCCTTAACTTCTCGTAGTTTAGGACAAAGATGGGGTCTATACCAAATTCAGCAAGCTCGCGCTCCCAACTGGGGATCACAGCTTTAGGACAAATAACAGCGACGGGTTTGCCCATTGCCTTGGCGATGTAGCAAGCTACTACTGTTTTTCCGCAGCCTGTGCTAGACCCGTCCAGTGTGTTTATTCGCCGCGATAGCCGATTGATAAAGAAGTCTGCTACTACTTGTTGCGGTGTGTAGAGTGATTTCACTCGGGCTATTTACCAGATCTTCCAGCCACCACCAGAAAATTATTTAATTTCTTTTCCCCGGATGTAGAGCGCGATCAGGTAGGCGTCTATCATTCCGTCGTGGGGGGTGCGACATCTTTTATTCTTAAGCCAGTTTTCTTGGGGAGCTTTCTCCTCGGCCACAGCGAGGGCGGCTTCTTTTGTTTTACCCTTGAGGGTGTTCCCCAATATGTGCTTCTGCCACTTATGGACGCTGACCCTCTTGACTACATAGTCATGTGACTCAGCCATCCCCAAGAGCTTCCCGAAGCTAATTGCCATTGAGCGCACCGCTTGCGAGCTTTTGGCGTGGGCTAGCGGTTCTTCGATGGCCAGCTCGAAAGGGGTGCAGAGTTCGGTCAACCAGTTGTTAACCTTACGGATGTCTATCTCCCGTTTCTTGGAGCGTTGGAGACAAGGCATTGGGATCTTGTCTATTATTGAGCCGTCGTGTTTTGAGATGGCGCATAGCCCTCCGTCCAATCCGTTGTCTACACCTACAATCATTCGTTACCCGAACTGGTCTATCAGCCTAGCTGAGACTAACAGACCATTACCGGATTGGGGAACGAAAAGATCCATGTTCTTTTGCAGACATCTAAGGAAGGCCACTTCTTTTCCTGTCTTGGGGACAACTCGATAGAAGCGGCCTACTAGAGCTACTTTCTTGAACTTGAAGTCGTTAATATCAGGTAGTTGTACCCGTATCATCGCGGTCGGTTCCTCTTCCTTAACTCTATTCTGGAACATTTCATTCATCTGCAAGGATACTGGTGTCCAGAAAACATGGCGTCGAAGGGCCTAAGTAAGTTCTAATCAGAGTGTTTATAGCTTCTTGCGCCAGCTCTTCTGATAAGTCGTGTTTTTCACGTAGTATGTTTTTAACCATATCGGTGCTGTAGCAGGCCCGCGGGTGGGTGTCCGCCCCCTCGATGACGCCGATTAGTGCATCTTGTAACTCCGCAAGTAGAATGAAGGGTTTTTCAGGGGCCTTGACTGGTTTCGACGGGGCGTTCATGAATGCGCTCCTGTCAAAGGACAGGTCGTCCATTCTACCAGCGTCATAATCGTCGAAGTTGTTAATCATTGTCTGGGTCAATATCTATGACTTTCTTGGGGCGTATGGCCCCACCCCCACGATCTGCCTTGGTGTTGTTAAGGATAGAGATGTCGATTTGCATGGTGCTAGCCCCACCCCCCTTTGCGTTGAGTCCGAGGTTCCGCCGGATTAGTTGATCCAGTTCTGATAATTCTCTTACGGTCTTCGGCCCCCGCAGGTTAGTGACACTGTCACGTAGGAGTTTAATCCCCGCGGCAGCTATGTAATGTTGGTATTTGTCTGCGGGCGTCGTTTGCCGTTCCGCGATCTCCATCATGGTATGATCCTCGTCTTTTCTCGCGTCGTGCTGGGAACAAAGGATAGCTTCATTTGTCATGTTGTGGAGTTCATCGTCGATGTCTGCCGCCAGTTGGTCGTCGGGGGGCTCCTCACTTACGACGGGCTTATGGGGGATGTTACCCCCTTTTCTTGGAGGGAGCCCCATTGCCTTGAACCATCGCCGTACAGTTCCAGCATGAACTCCAAGCTCACGCGCGATGACGTTCATCTTGTAGTTCTTATTGTGCATCTCTAAAGCCCTTTGCTTTAGATCGTCTTTGGGGTTGTCACTCACAAGAACGGTAATTACTTTGTGGTTTAATTATGGCTTCAAAGAAGAAGACCTTCAAGCAGATACTAGAACCACGAATTGATCCTAAGTCCAAGCGAATGGACATAGGTGGGTTATTGATTCCCCCGACCAGTTTAATAACCGCTTTACTTTATGGGTTCGCTCACCACACCCATGCCAAGGCAAAAGAGTATTACTTTTGGAGGGTATGTGATGAGTTGTGGAATCATGCGGACTTGCCCGAAAAGCTGATGGTGCGCCATCCGTGGGCGGAAGAAATGATTCGGTGCGCCATTGAGCATAAGTACTTGGCGATTGGTGGGTCGGCTTCATCCGGTAAGTCTCACACGATGGCGGCATGGGGCATAGTAAACTGGTTGTCCCAGCCAAAGGACACGCTGGTGTTGATGACTTCCACCACATTGCGTGAAGCGCGCAAACGTATCTGGGGATCGGTGATGTCTTTGTTAACTGTCATTGAAGGGGCTCCGGTTAAAATCAGGGATTCGATAGGGAACGCGGCTTATGTGGATGAGAAGGGGACGCTTATTGAACGGGCGGGGCTTAGTCTTATCTCTGCTGAAAAATCCAAGACGAGGGAAGCAGTTGGTAAGTTCATCGGGATTAAGCAGAAGCGGGTGATTCTTGTTGGGGACGAATTGTCAGAACTGTCTGAGGCTATTCTACAGGCTGGATTGACCAACCTTTCCAAAAACCCTGAGTTCCAACTCATCGGGATGTCGAACCCCAACAGCAGGTTTGACGCTTTTGGTATCTGGTCCCAGCCAAAAGAGGGGTGGGATTCGGTGGATACTAATACATACGATAATTGGGAGACAAAGTGGGGTGGGCATTACCTGCGGTTGGACGGGGAGCGGTCCCCCAACATCGTGGCGGGGGAGACACTGTATCCGTGGCTACCGACACAGGAAAAACTCGATGAGGATAAGGCTCTGCTGGGGATGGAGTCGCGGGGGTATATGCGGATGGTACGGGCGGTTTTCTTTGATTCAGACGAAACCACCGGAATCTACAGCGAATCTGAGTTATCTACCTGCGGGGCCATGAACAAAGTAGAGTGGGCCAGTAAACCTGTGTACATAGCTGGGTGCGACCCCGCGTTCACCAATGGGGGCGACCGTACGATTCTGTATACTGCGGCGGTTGGGTATGATAAATCCGGTCAATACGTAATAGAGTTCGGTGAAGCAATTCATTTGAATGACGACGCGACTAATAAGGCCGTTCCACGGACTTATCAAATCGTTCGGCAGATCAAGGAACATTGCGAGAAACGGAAAATTCAGCCCGAGAATGTAGCGGTTGACGCTACCGGAGCGGGAGCCCCTTTTTGTGATGTGTTGGCGGGAGAGTGGGCAGGTACATTTCTGCGGGTAAGTTTTGGGGGTAAGCCCAGTGACAAGCGGGTCAGCCTGAGTAGCAAACTAACGGGGGCTGAGATGTACACGAACCGTGTATCCGAGATGTGGTTCGTGGGAAAAGAATTGATGAGGACTAAACAGGTGTTCGGGGTGGGACCAGACTTGGCACAAGAGATCACGGGGCGCAATTACGATCTGGTTAAGACGGGGTCGCTCAAGGTGAAGATCGAGCCTAAGCCTGAGTTCAAGGGTCGTTTCGGCAGGAGCCCCGACTTGGCAGACGCCGCATTTCTAGCTCTTGATTGCGCGCGCCAGCGTCTCGGCCTTGTAGCGATTGACCCACCCCAGTCGGGTTCTGGGCCTGTTCGCCCGCCTGTGACCATCAAGCAGTTGAATGGGGCGTTAAGCAACCCCGACGCAGTATTGCTGGATTGACTTATATTCCCTGAAATATAGTATACGGCATGGCCGAACTCACACAGAATGTTGCGCGGCAGCGCATGGCAGAGGCGCTAAAAAGGATGCGGCGCGGTGGAATGACTGAGGAGACGATGAGAACCACCTCTTTGGGAGATCTATTTAAGAAATCTGAGCACCCGCGGGCGTCTCTGATCCAGTCTCGGGTTGGTTTTGATATGTCTAAGTCCGCGGGTGATCTTGTGGGGGGTTACATTGGCGAGCTGTATGGGGGGAAAAAGGATACGCTGGCTGACAAACTTGCCACGCGGCGACAAGAGAAGAGAGATTTTGCCCAAGCTCAACGGAAAGAACGACAGGAGCGGCAAGATAAATTTATCTCTAAGCGGGATGAACTCCGCAAGAAAAGTCTTAAAAACTTTGGGGGCAAGATGGGGGACGGCCCAGACACCCCCGGTTTGGAAAGGCAAGATGCGATGCAAAAAGCAGAGTTTGGCGGCAACACTAGGCTTGCCGGATCGGTAGGGAAGATGGGGGAAACGCGTTCCGTTTCGTCCGAAGCAGCCGCTCACGGGGCCGCGGAACGTGGGGCTTTCAGAGCGGGAGATGTTGCGGGCGCGCGAGAGCACCGCAAGGCAAAATTTGCGGCCCGCAAAGCACGTGGGGGCATCCTGAAACAGGAACAACGAATGCGGCTACAGGAAAAGCAGAAAGAAGTCGCCCGAGAAGACGCGGAGCTGGATAAGGCGCAACGTATGAAGGATAAAACCGCGAAGATAAACGCAAAGGCCGCTCTAAAGAGAGCCAAGGCCGCTAAGAGAAATCTCGACGTTGCCGAATAAGTCGCCCCGCGATATTTGATACAATGGCTGAACCTGATTTTAGTAGGAGCGTAAGGGCGTTGAAAAACAACTTTGGTTTCGACCAAAACCTTACTGAGACTGAGCGGCGGCAGCTCCGCGCCGTGGACGAGAGCGAGATTGCCCCGCGCCGAGCGGCAATAACTAAAATCTACCAAGAGATAACGGACGACGCGGAAAAAAGGGAGCTTGCAAGTCTTAGAGCGCAGCGGGAGTTAACCGCTATACAGGACGCAAACAAGAAAGCCGCTGAAGCAAAGCGCGATGCCGAGTTCAAGCGAGAACTGTTTAATCAGTACGATCAGTTTGTGCGGTTCAAAGATGAGGTAATAATGGGGCCTTACACGGACGCCCAGTTTAGGGCGGACGCGGAGGAAATAGAGGAACAAGTTAGAATGGGGGAAGATCCTTCCCACCCAGCTCTAGGCATAACTGCTGAAGAGGGCGCGAGACAGATAGCCGGGTTAGCTGAGCGGAATGTCTTCAGGACTGTTGAGGAAAAACGCCGTGGTTATGATGAATTGCGCCGTTCTCTTAACCGCCCCGAAACCCAGTACAAGTTACGCACTATTAACGACGCAGGGGTGACTGCGATGTTCGATAACATTTTCTCTGACATCGAAAAAGAGATCACCCGTGCTGAAACTAGGGGTAAAAGGAATGTCTCTATAAATAATCGGGTACAGGATGTCCTTGTGCATTCTCAAACACTGGGGGACAAAGAGAAGGTTGCCTTGCAAGGCGCTGCAGAGTCTTACAAAGCGGGTAATACAAGTACCGAGCAGATGGAAAATATCCTCAGATCGAGGGAATCACAACTTAAACGAGAGCGGAGCAATATTACGTATAGGCGGAAAGAGATAGATGACTTCCTCAAGCTGGTCGTGAACCCTGTAGGTCTTAAGGATACTGCCGTTGAGTTTCAAGGGATGACTCTTGCAGAGGCCCGAGCGGGTTACGACCCACATTATGTGCGGCGAGTAATACTTGCACGGTTTAAGTTTTATTCCCCCGATGCGATCAAGCGTGAAGATGACGGGTCGCTTTCAGGTACCCTCGCTGATAACGAAGCGGAGCTACGGCGCGAGTTTGGTCTCAACAAGGAGGCCCTTGAGGTGCTTCTGAATTCCCGTGTTGAAACTGATCCAGAGGACTCGTCCAAATTTGACATAAGGGTTCCGGGGGGCGTGGGCGTGGAGCCCCGCTTTAAGAGTAAAGATGATTCACCTGAAGCCGAGATGCCCTACGACCAGAAAGTGAACGAGCTTCTCGCCGCCGTTGAAAGGGCGGCAATACAAGACCAACGAGAGATAGACGAAACGGCCAACAAGATTGGCGCTGATACTCTTCAGTCAGGTGGGCTTGACCCCGCAGGAAAAAAGACGGCGGACGATCTCTTCGATTAAAACACTAACATATATTTAAGCATGGCGTTGACTCAGCTTAATAACCTCCTTTCCTTTGATGAATGGAAAGAACAATCTCCTGTTAATCATCGTGGGATAGCTATCCCGCTTGATAACAATACAGACCTAAGCCTCGCGTACAACGATTACGTTAATAATGCTCGCAAGGACCGCGGGTATTATCTTTCAGCGGAGGAAGAAAAATATCTCACGCAGAAGCAGTACGAGTCTGTAGCCAAGAACTTTGATACATTCAGCCCCGAGGCTTACACAGAGGTCCGAAAAAAATATTACGAGGTCCCATACGAGGAGAAACTGGGGAGACTGTTTGCAGGTAACAACTATGCTTCCTTATCCGCGGCCCCCGATGACACACGTACTCAGCTAGATGAGATGGGTTTCGACCCCGTTGAGTACAAGCGGGTGTACGACAAACAGGCCAAGATCCAAGGACCCAAACCCGCCCCGCAACGACGGGGGGACACGACCATTGATGAGGTAGCCTCATTTCCTGAGGACTGGACTCTTAGTCCTTCTGAACAAGCTACACTGGATACGTACACACCACTGGTAGAGAATTATGTTGGGGGCGCGTGGCCCATATATGCCCGACAAGCCTTGGCGCGCGGCGAGGTTGGTATTATTCAGGAAGAGCTGGAAAACGGGGAAATTACTTTAGCGGCGCACGACGGAATACCCGCCGAGGGCTATAAAGATGCAGTTAACTCCAGCGTTATGCAGGGGTTATTGGAGCCTCAGTATAAGGACGCCGCACTTAAATTTCTGCAGAAGAAGGATGAGCGTACCGGCCTACCTGCGGTGAGGCTACATAATTTTGAACACGCCGTACGGGATATCGGGGTGTTGGTCAGTAACAACGAGGATTTCGCCAAGGAAATGGACACAATGATTGGTGAAATTGTGTACATGACTAAAAACCTAAAACGTCCTGAGGATAGTGTTCCTGAATTTAGGCTTGCCATATCTGAGGATGATCCCGCGGGGACAACCATTTCACCGCGTACCAAGGAAGTTCTGGGGCATATGGGGGGTGAGATAGGTCGTGGTGCCAACCTTGATTTGGGCACGCTGAACGACTTTGGGGAGGGCGGCACTCTTTATTCACAAGACTATGGCAAATTGCTGGGCATATTCGACCAAGTGTTTTCTACGCGGCAGCACTACAGCGATGAAGTAAAGTTAAAAGCCCTGCAATACGTTGCTACCACGGGGGCCTACGGTGGGGGAGCCGCCAAGTTCTGGTTCGACAAGGATGTCGAGGAACAACACGCCGGTAACGTGATTGCTGCTGGGTATAGGCACAATGTGCTCCACGGTAACCTTTTTCTTTCGGGCAAGGATTTCCGTAATATGATGGAGTCCCCACCAGAAGGTTACTCCAAGGAATACCTGAGGCGGTCACGTGACAAGTACTTCATAGACAATGGAGACAGCATAGCCAGCACACTCCTTGATTCCGATATGCGGAAAGAGTGGGTTGCATATTCCACCGGTGCCGGTGCCAAGAATCCAGATAACTCCAATAAGAAGTTCCATAAGATTGTCCAAGGTTTCCTAGATGCTGATGAGGGGATCACGGGGAAATTATTTTGGCGGCGTATGCGCCGGGAGATTGAGTACGCGGGCGGGGATCTTGTGGGGCTGGGGGCTGTTGTGTTGGGGTCAGTTTTTAGTGAGGACTTACGGCATCTCGGGTCTCATATGCTGGAAACCAGCGCCGAAGAACGGGAAACAGCCATGAGGGCGAAGGAGCTATATGGGGGAGAGTTCTCTTTCTGGGAAAACGCTGCAGCTATGGCCATGCCTCTTGTGGTTGATATCACAGCTACAGGTCTTTTAAGTGTTGCATCTGGGGGGCCGTTGGGGGCCGCATATGGGGGCGCGGCCTTGAGTAAGTATGGGTTTAAAACCACTGCTAGAGGATACGTCAACAGTGTGTTCGGGGGGAGTATGCGGAGAATGCTCACCCAAGCGGCCAAGGATCAGACCTTGGATTCATCGCTACAACAACTTTATTTACGTGGGTACATCAAGACATTGCACTCAGCTAAGTCTCTTAAGGAAGCGGATCTAGTCAAGATGGTTGGCCCTCTCCCCAAAGGAGTTAAGCGGCCCACGATGTTCCATACTGATGGGACGCCTCTAGTGTCTGTGAAAGGGTCTGTGCTCCCGCCCCAATATTATGGGGCGGTAGCGCGTCACGGATCTGACGTTGCGCGGGGCGCAAGGACCTTATTACATCCTTTGAAGGGGGCAAAATTGCGGGGAACGTCCCCCCGAGCCGTGCTCCCCCCCGAGCTTCGATCAAAGGCGGCTATGGACGCCCTCGACGCTATGGCTGCGGGGCACGCGACAAGATTAAGTAAAACAGTGCGGGGGGCCACTATGTTTGCACCCGCGTTCAGTAGATCGGCTTCTTCTACATACGGAACCATCTACCATCTTTTGCGAGATGCAACTGGACCCGACGGTAAGCCGCTCACCGAAGAAGAGCGGCACGAACGCGCCTTCATGGGGGGCGCTGTTGCGGGGACTATAACCGGAGCACTGGTTCTGGGGCTTCACGGCATGGGCCTAGGTGGTCTTGAAACGTGGGCCGCAGGAAGAGCGACCGTTGGGAACGTACGCAAGGTTTTTGAAAGTCTCCGAGGTAAACCTTACCTCGGCTTCGCGCCCTTTGCAAGGGACGTCGTTAATAGAATCGTAAAGAAAGGCTTTGCTGAACTTAGAAGCCCCCTCCAGATTCTTAAGGGTCCAGTGGTTACTTCTACTTTTGGGGAAGCGGGGCAGGAAGGACTTGATGCTTTCTTGAATTCGTTTACCCGTTCGTGGCAACTATCCGGCACCTCTGCGAATGAGGATAATCTCCCGTTCAGGAAGCGTGTACATGAGGGAATGATGGGCGCGGCTTATGGCGCGGTGCTTGGTGCCGCCGGGGGTGGGGTAGCTAAAGGCGCAGCCGCCTTTCAGGGGCGTGGCGGACGAGGGGAAGAGGCAGCTAAATTCACTGTCGCCCGTAGATTTGAGAAAGAAATTCGCAAAGCCCTTGAAGAGTCAGGCAGTCCTGAGACGGCCCAGACACTGGAGGAAATTTTGATCGCAATGCGGCAGGCGGCTGGTGATATGCCCGCAACAGCCCTGCCTAAAAAGGATGCGGCCCCTAAACCGAAGGACGGAACTCCCGAAACCCCTGCTATTGAACCAGAAACTGAGGAAGACGCGGAACTTGGTGCGTTACAGGACGAGTTACAAGCGTTGCTGGATACCGACGCCCGCACTGACGAGCAGAATAATCGGATAGAGGAGCTTAACACGTTACTGACGGGGAAACCTACCGCCCCTGAAGGAGACTTCGTAGAAGAAGCCCTCGGTTTTATGGGCGTTACCACGGCAGATATCGCGGAGCACCTTGATGTAATCCGAAATCCTTCCAAGGCGTCCGCGGTCCAGAAGTCTAATGCCTTAGGCGCTTTGAAACGTCTCTTGGACAACGCCCCTCCAACCACGGATTCCGAGGTCGCTAACCAGAGGAAGAATGGCTACGAGGCTCTCGTTGAGCAGATACGAACTAACAGAACCGAAGAAGACGCTGCCGCGGCCTTCGACGCCGCTTCCCCTGAGGAATTGGAGACGGCTTTAGGGAAAGTTTTTCAAGCGGCAGCCGATAGAGAGGCCCTTAAGGAGCCCTCAGGAACGGGTGAGTCTACAGTAACTCCTGATGAAAAACAGGAGATGGCTGACCGGTTCGCTCGGTTGGCGAGAGGAAGAGGTTGGAGTGAGCAGAAAGCCTTAGACTACGCAGCGGAGCAAGTCCGCATGATTATGGACACGATTCGCGTCTCTCCTGAGATTGCCGAATCTTTAGCCACGCTGATTGAGCAGGAGGTTGAACTTGCAGAAGAGCTTAGAATTCTAGAGCAGACTTTTGCGGATCTTACAACGATAGCGCAGCAGAAAAGGGCTTACGGTAAGGTATCCAAGGCGCGCAAATATATTAAGGGGGCCACTGCACCAACAGCTGAGCTTATTGCTCAACTTAAGGAGGACATAACTAAGCTTAGTAATGTAAAGACTACGAAAGATAGCGAAGCCCGCCAGCAGGAGATCACCGCCTTAGGCAACCTCCTTATTTATCTTGAGCAGAAGCTGAAGCTGAACGAGAAGCGGGCCGCACTCACTGAGGATACTGATGAGAAGGGCGGAGCGGATTTTGATGCCCCCGATGTCCTCGCCCTCGTACAGGGTATTCACCCTGAATATTCAGCGGAAGCCAAAAAGAAAAAACCAGACTGGGAAGCCTTTGCTGCGAAGCATGGACTACAATACGTCGGGGGTAGGGGTGGCCGCCATGTATTCCGACATGGCGATATCGCCATCAAGATATTCTCAGATAAGTGGGGTCCCACTGCAGGAGTTGGAGAAATTGAAGCCCTTACAAAAGTAATAGGCCAGAAAGGATTCCAACAACTTGTTGCGGCTGAACCGGGCGTATTTATAGCTACGCAGTTCATCGAAGGCGTCCAGCCAGATCAGGCTACCCCTACGAAAGAGCATATACTTGAGCTGGTACGAATATATAAAAGAGCTTTTGAATTGGGGGTAATTCTCGATCCGAAGCACTCCAACAGTATTTATACAGAGGAAAGTGGGTTCACTGTAATCGACTTCCATCCTCTGGGCGACAAGGCGCGAGCTGAAGGCTTGAAACGCGCCGCGATGGAGCTGGAAATCATGGTTCTTGGGCATGAACTCAAGGACAGGCAGGCCAAGGGCGCAGCAAGGGTCAAGGAAGTTAATGACATAATCGCTGAAGGTATCGAGGGCTTCGGTAAGCCACCTAAGCCACCTAAGCCTAAGCCTAAGCCTAAGCGGAAGACGGGAGCTAAGAAGAAAGCCGTGGAGGAAGTCGAAGCCTTCGCTTTGGAGATAGCAAGAGAAGCACAAAAAGGGGGGACGCTTGGGGTCTGTTATGAGTGTTCCATGAAAGTCGTTGAACGATACCCGGATTGGAAGATCGTCAAGGGACACCATGCACGGGGCAACATGGTTCACCATGCTTGGTTGGAAGGGCCGGAAGGAGACATCATTGATCCGACAGCCAACCAGTTCTCGGGGGTCGACGGGGAGCAACTCAAGTCAGGGCTCATTACTGACCCTGCTAGACTTGCTGAATACAGACCTTTTACTCCCATAGAGTCGTTCGCCATGCAGAGGTTCACGCATTTCAATGTGCCATTCGATCCCTTTGACTTGTCTAGTGAAGTTGCCTTTATTCAGGGGGAAGACGTTCCTTCTCCTGTAGAAGATCATATTGCAGAACTCAGCGAGGATGCTGAAATGTGGGAAGCTTATGATGGCGCTCGGGACCACGCTAAATTGACCGAAGAGCTGGAAGCGTTCAGGACTACTGAATTGGGGTTGAAGCCGAAGGACCCCAGCGAGGAAGAGAACTTCAAGAAGTGGCACAAGAGATTCTTGGATCGCATACGCAAACTTGAGGAGGAGATACAGCGTGGTGCCCCCGACTTTGAGGCAGGGTCTACGGTCTATACGACAACGGGGAGGCCAGTGAAATATGTTAGCCCGGGGACGACCGCCAAATACGGGCAGGACGGAAAGGACGTTGAGAGGAAGACAATAAACGTAACATATAAGGACAGCGATGGAGATACTGTAAAGACTTCAATGTATCTGGACGCGATACTTGTTGAGCCCCCGACCCGCGAAGAGGCACTGGTTCACATTATCAATGAAAGAGTAAAGACTGAGGGGCCAAGGATGAAGAAGGGGAGGGTGCAGCTCCCCGGCATGGACTCGATGGACCCGGCGCAGCGGCTGGAGATGGAGTCTTCGGCTTCAGCTTTCGCCCGTAAACACGCTTTCCATACATACTCGCAGGAGGAAATCAATGATGCGCTGCAAGCGAAGAGGCTGATTGATGGGTTTGAGGAGGTTGAGCCAGACACCCCCGCCGTGGAGAATGCTGATTTGGAAGCGGCTATACAACGCCGTAATGTGGACCGTATTGATGGGGAACTTTATCTTCCTGATGGGAGTCCAGTTAATAAGGAAACGGTTGCCAACAAGGTTGCACAGTTGGATAAAGAAATTGACGAGATGGAAGAATGGCGCGAAGGCGTCGATAACCTCGATGACGATGCTGGGGTTAACGAGGTGCGAAGGTTGCTCTGGAATGACGCGAGAGAGACAACTAAAAAGGAGGCCCTCGCTAGTTTTGACCGGATGTTGAGAGACAAGGGCGAATACCGGCAAGATGTGTTAACTGCGTTAGCGGCTGTAACTGCGGAGGGTGCCCCAGACACCCCCACCGTGGAGGGGGTGCACCCAGATACAGCGGTAGGGAAAATAATATATTATAGCGATGAGGAGAATAAGAAGCTCCATCCCTTCCCCGCGGTGTTCTACGATATGTTGTTCAATCAGTGGGAGAAGGAAGGACGGTATCTGTCAACTCAGGAATTCGGGGAGAAGAAAATCTGGGACCCAGTTGATAACGCGGAAGACTTGGAAAGTTCAATGACCGACCCGATATTTGATGGCTGGGAAGTTACTGACGGCACTGAGTTTCGCAAATCGCAGAAGGCTTTCTGGGACGATATGCTTTCGGTAGTCGCTCACTTTGGTGAAGAGCTGGGACCCGACTTCCCCGCTCATGCAAGGAACAGAACAAACCCCCGTACAGGACAGGGCCTAGGAAAAGAGGTCTTCTTACAACTTTACAAGGACTGGGTTGATGGCAAACCGCTCCCGGTGACGGGTAAACCTCCAAAGCCCCCAACACGAAGGTTCCCTCCTGAAGTCCAAGCCTTCATAGAAAACCGTATCTTGAGCGGAGCCCATGCGCGGGGGCAAGCTTCCAGAGCAGGAGTGGGAATACGCGGTATCCCCAGTGAGTTTAAGTTGAATGGGCCGAACAGCCAAGTTGTAGCCAGCACTATTGACGCGGGAATCCAAGATATTTACCAGTCACTAGCCCTTACGGCTGAGGGTAAACCGATAACGCGCAAACTTTTGATAGACTTTTTTGGTATAGGCCCCGATCAGGCGGCGACCATAAAAACGGAACGCTCCGACAAGATTGGGATCGGCCTGAAGAATAATCCCAACGTACCTATTTTCTCTATCATGGATACCGCGGGAGGTATCTTTGATACCGAAAGCCGCCCTGCCACTAATGAACGAGTCATCCTATTTAATAATGACCCGCGTAGTATGCGGCACGTTTTCTCAAAACTGCCCTATACGAATATCCCAATACCTAATACGCTACCGTCTGGGGTCGCAATCAACCCCGCTTTCCGAAATGCCGACGGGCGAAAACAAGCCTCTAAGGCCGATCCGGTAGAAGCTATTTTCTATCCTTCGGGGGAACTCACACAAGACTCCGATTCCGGTAGTTGGACAGCCGCGTCCCGTACCCGAGTAACAGATAATAAAACCGAAGACGATGACACCCCGCTGGGAGACATAGCAATAGATACTGAGCAGGGGCATAAGGTAAATATCTTATGGGAGTTCCTCAACGCGGCGCTCAAGATTAACGTGCGCTATACCCCTCGTCAGGAGAGTACCGCGCAACCCGCTGGAGTACTGGAGGAGCTTACTGATGTGGATTTCCGAGAGGAGTCCATGCAGCAGGTTGAAGATGACCTAATGGAGGCTGTAAACTCCGACCCCGCCGCAGCGATCCCCGTCTTAAAGACGCTCGTTGAGCAGCATAAAGCGTTGACTGGGGGAGCTGCGGGGCTTGCGCGCGGGGGAACGGATGAAGCGGATCTCTTGCAAACAATGGTATCTTCGCTGATAATAGACGCCCGTCGCCAGATAGTCGAAACAGCCATAATTCAGCGTGTGCAGCAGGCGCAGGAGTCAGGGGAAAGTCTGGAGTCGGTGTTCAAGGATCTCATTAAAAGTGAAGTCGCCCTTGATCTGAATGAAGAAGGCAAAGCAGTTCTTGAGAAGGCCCTTCTCGCCGCCAAGCAAAACGGCGTCAATCCTACTATCAATGAAGCGGGGGCTTTTATAGGTGACGTCAACACCCTCGCTTTTGTTTTTAGTCAGTTCCTATTTACACAAAACCACGCCAACAAGCGGGCGCGGAAAGAGGCGGGTGATCCCGATCCAGTACAGTTTGTACTCGACAAAGCGCGAGAGAAAATTCCCGCGCTAACGAGAAACACGACGACCAAAACGAAGAAGGGGGAGTCGACGACGGTCCCGAACTTTTACCCCACGCGCGAGGCTATTATAGCTCGTGAAAAGAACCGGGTTAAAAAGCTTAGACAAGACGCAGAGCGAGCCGAAACTGTGGGGCAAAAAAGCCTGCTTGAAAATGAGGAAGACGATACCACAATAGCACAGGAAGAAGCTATAGCGGAGGCCGAAAGGAGGAGGCGCACAAAGAAAAGTACTACGGGCAACAAACCTAGCGAGGTCAAGCTATCCAAGGAGTCAGTTACGAAATGGACAGAAGAAGTAAAGGCGGCGTTACGCACCATTATTACACCACCCGCTGACCCGGAAGGAGAACCCAACGAGCATTACAGCAAAGAAGCTGCCGACGCTATATTTAGTTTTTATAGCACAGTCTTTGGGGGCAAGGGCAGAGAGGGTATCATAGAGAAGTCCTCCGATCCTTACAGCCTTGCAGTTAACATAGCCTCATGGTTCCTGAAGACGCCCAAGATAAAGGGGGGTCAAGTTGAGCTTGATTCATTTATAGTAGACATAGCGAAAGCGCGGAGGGATTTAGCCCATGATTTTGGAGCCGCTACCGTAGGCAATGAACTAGGGCTTGCCGCCTTTATGGCGCTTCAGGCCACCGGCCTAGTTAAACCGCTGTCTGCTGACGCGCTGGGTGACCTTCAGAATGTTTACGGGGGCACGGGGCTCGTGGGAGGTTTAGCTACTCATGAGTCAGCTAGTGTCATATCTAAGTTGGTAGAAGAGGGCATCAAGAACGCCCCATCCTTTGCCGATGCAAAACACGCATCCGCCGTTCGGAAACTCAACCGCCAAGATATTGCTGATCTTGGACTGGTAGACGGGGACATCGAATCTGTCATCAAAGCCCTCCGCATGATCGCGGATGGCGACTACAGTGTAGGCACCAAGAGAGCAGATCGCCTTAACGCCCTCGCTGCAACCTTGTTGCTACAAAATGAGGGTGTTCTCAGGGGGCTGGACTTCAGCATCATTGAAGGGGAGCTGGAGCGAGCGGGGTTCTACTCTTCGGGGCGGGTTACGCTCAATCTCAATGGGCGGTATGGCAAAGGCGTATCCTCTACCCTGCTTCATGAATCGTTCCACGCGCTCTATGACAAGCTGAGCAACATCCCTGATGCGGATCTCACCCCCGCACAACGGGCTGCACGGACACAGATGCGGGTTGTGTTTGATCGAGCCAAGGCCCAGTGGGCCAAGGCTAAGAAGCGGGGGGTATCTGATCCGCTTATTGACAAGGTGATGGACTCCGCTACGGAGGAAGAGTTCTTTGTCACTCTGCTCACCTCCTCGGATTTCCAGTCGTCCATGAAGGCACTGGCAGATGGTAGCCGCAGCGTTTTCCGCAGGGCCATTGATGCCATTGTAAACTTCTTCACAGGTGCAAACCGTGTGGACAAGGAGATGCAAGACGCCCTGAAATCGTTTCTTGAGTTTGCTAACTTCAGGGGGGCTGGACCGGCAAAGCGGGTCTACGACAGTGTTCTCAAGGACATTGCTGAACGAGTTGGTGAAGAACTGGAGGCCCGTGATTCTCACAAGGGGGGTTACGATAAGCTCGTTGCGGAATTGAACAGGGTTTCCCGTGAACAGGAGGAGTCCCTGATTGCGGAACTGGATGGGACTGAAGAAGTATTCGTTACTCCCGATAAGCAGCGGACGGTGAACCGACTGATCGACCGTGCCGTTGCGGATAACGTACCCCGCAATGTACACGTTGTGTACTATGACACACAGGAGGAAGCTGAAGCGGGGGCGTTCAAGAACTATCCCAATAAAGTGTACGCCCAAGGTCGGGTATTAGACCCCGAAAGTGGGGAAAGTCAGGAGACCATATTCATCAATAGGTCCAAGGTCTTGGCCTCTGCGTCCAGTGAACTGGATGCTTCAATCCAAGATGGGAGGATATTCAATATCATAGAAAAGAATGTCGTCCATGAGGTAATCCATCTGGCCGAGGATGGAGCCCTAACCGATGCGGATAGGGACGCCCTAGCCGAAGAAATG